GATTATTCCCTGGGAAATTATATTGGTCTTGTGCATTTTTATAAGGCACAGTAAATTCTACAACACCAGTTTCTGCACCGTTATTAGAAACACCTAATATATCTCTAGTAGATACGTTAGGCTGTGTTGGATCTGCGCCAGTTACGCCTGGTGCACCTTGAATCCAAAATTGACTATTTTGGTCAACGTTAAATCGATATGTACCACCACGTAATAAAATAAGTGAAGGGTTAGTAGTGCCTTGGCTTGCACCATCAGCGGTTATAAGATAACCATTTGAAGTACTAGTAACAATATAATCAGTTGCATTATATACAGTTTCTGTACTAACAGTTACTGCTTCAGGACCTTCAGGAATCCAATAATATTGATTAAAGTTAATAATCTTATCTAAGTTAGTAAAACTATCCCAAGAATAAAATTGACTAGTAAACAATCTATTATTATCATTAACTACAGCACCTTCTAATTTTAAACCATCAATTATACCCGGATAACTTATAAAATCTTGTGCTGTGCTAGTGTCTTTTTTAAGAAATGTTACTCCTGGATCAAGTTGATAATCGGTTCTAACTTTTGTAGGCTCAGTAACATAATAATTTTTAGCATTAACTCCATATCCAAATCTACTACCTATGTAACCTTCAATCTTTTTGGTATTAGGCTGATCTACTATTTGATCCAAAGTAGCATTTAAAAATTGACTGTTAGTTGTTGTTTTAAATATTTCAGGTAGAAAATTTAATGTTCTTATTCTTGTTGCCATCGTTTCTCTCTATGGTTATATAGTACTTATGCTATCTGTAATTGAGCTGGAGTAAGTGCCGCTATCACAACAACATCATTAGCTGTTGCTCCATTAGCAAATATCTCATATGGTGCCGCTTTAATTTCATACAAATCACCAAAACTCATTGTTGGGTCATTTGGAACTAACACAGCAGAACTAATTAAATCACCTACTTGTGCATGTAAATATGCACTTAATTCGCTAAAGTAAAACGTGTCACCAAATGTCCAATTGTTAATACTAAAATAGGTATTCATAGCAGAGAGAACTGCACTACGAATTTCACTATCACTTGCATTAGTATTACTTGCTTTAATAACTTTAACAGTGCCTCTTAATTGTACAGGTGCTTTAGGACCAAACAATGGTAAAAACACTACACTGTTAAGTATAATACTATCACTTAACATTTTGTAATCATTTAGTGATCCATATGATTGTGTTAATTCATTAATAGTGGGTTTATCTGGTTCGGGAACTGTACCAGTTGTATCTTGTAGCCAATTTTGATATGCAGTATAATAAGCCTGAGTTACTACATACAAATCAATAATGTTTGTTGTAGCAGGATCTATACGTGTAGTATTATTACTATTATGACGATATTGGAATTGTAATCCTTGACGACCGGGTTGCATACTATATTGAGGTTGCGGTGTTACAATATAGAATAGTGTGTTAACTGTTTGGTCTTGAATTGTTGTATAAAATAAATTATCTGTATATGCATAGAATACCTGACCTTCAGGATATTCATATTTAACTACTTCAATTTGAGTTTTTGTAGCATATTGATAAACAACATCACTTGAAGGTATTAATTGTTCACGTGAAAGATTAACAGCATCCTGTATTAATTCAAAGAATGCATATATACCAATATTGGTATTACCATTAACGTAGCCAGTTACTTCAGTAAAAAAGTCTGGGTTACTTACAATGGTTCTATCATTAACATCAATACTTGCTATTTCAACTTGAAAGTCATTGACATATCCGTCACTCTCAACTGTTTGACCAATGATGCTTGCCTGTACAGGAGTTGCTAATGGATAATTACTACCCGGTTGTGTGTTAGTTGCTAACACTTTAACAAAGTCTTGTAATATTTTTCCACTAAAAGGATCATATACTAATTTACCAGTTTCATATGTAAAACGAGTATCTGCTACGCTACCAAAATAATATGCTAATGAACGATATGATATACTATAACGATTATTTCCTAAACTTTGAAAGTTTACAAAATAGTTACTTGCATTATATGCTCCAATACTCCAACGATCTTGTGCTATAGTTAAACTGTTATCAAATATTAAACTAAAATTTTGATTTAGTTCCATTCTAACAATACATTCTTGTATTACAATATTTGGCAATGAGTTATCAAATACAGGTAATATTGTAGATGCAATAGCTCCTTGAGGGATATAACCATTTAATGTGATTGGGCCCAGTCCGTTACTGAATGCACCTTCACCATTATTATAACCATCACCTACAACATTTAATACTGTAGTCCATACATAAGATTTATCTGATGGACTTGCAATACCTGCTATTAAACGATTTGTTTCGCTAAAATAATAACCACTTGGTGCAATAAATTTAATCATAGCTCCTTTAGTAGCATATTTCATATTGTAAGTAGAATATGTACCAACCGGTATTGGTGTGTTTGCACTACCATTAATGTTAAAGAAATAGCCAGTAATACTATTAGCATCAACTGTTTGTTCTTGCCAATATACTGTTCCATCACCTGATGCTGTATTAATAGGATAGCGAGTATAAGTTTGAATATAATATTGTCTTGCACGATTATCTGAAAGTAATGCGCCCAAAGTATCTGTTAAGAAAGTAATAATATCACCGGATGTGGTGATAGTTAATAATGTGCTACCATTTGTACTATTTTGATATATACCACCGTCATTTGCAAAACTATTAGTACTGGAGTATTTCCCGGTAGGATCTAACAAATCTAAGCTTTTTGATACACCAACAGAACTACGGTTAATAGCTTTGCTTTTAATAATAGAACTGTATAATGTATATGGGAAATTGTTATAATCTTCACCATTAACCATTCTATTCTGGGTGTAGTAGCGAGCAGGGGCACGTTGTTTAATGTTTGCTAATGTTTCTCTTGCCTGTGCGTTTGACACTGGTGTCTGTAATTCTAATCCTAATGTAAGTGTTTCTGTTCGTCCTACTCTACTAATATAGCTTATTGATACTGATAGATTCTGCATTTCAGTTGGATCAATAGTATATGTCAATGCATTACCTGCACGTACATATGCTCTAAATGTTCCAACTGGAATTTCGGAAAATACTCCATCACCAAAAACGTAACTAACTTGATCGTTAAATCTAGAACCAACTGAAAATATTCTGCGAACACTATTTTCAGTTTGTAAATAGGCGTCAGCATAAACATTTTCTACTTGATTCCATAATGTTCTAGTTGTGGTAGAACTATTATCTGTACTTAATTGATACAACCATGTATCTGTATTGTTAATACCTTGAATATCAATATCAACTACTTGATTACTAATTTGTTGTTCTAAATTAAAATCAAAATTCTGTAATATTCCTTGTTTAAAATAAAAGAAGAAACCTGTGTTTGGACTTCCGTATCCCAACTTATCATTACGATAAGCCATATTCATTCTGCCACTAGGTGCAGGTGGAATCTCATAAACATAATCTTCATTTAAGGTAGTTGAACTAACCAATTCAAAATTCATTGATTGATTATCAACTACCGCAGTAAATGGCACAATAGGTAATGTAGTTGGTGGAATATTAATAGCATATTCATCTGTCTTAATGCCTGAAATTTGAGCTGTATTGCCTGGTCGACCAATACGTTGTGAATTAATCAATGTTGCATTAATAATAGTATTAAACTGCTCTAGCCAATTAACATTTGCAGGATCATTCCACAACACGGTTTGATTACTTAAATTAAAACCATTTAAATCAGTGATGTTTTCAGTAGTTTGAATACTAACTACTTTAATATAACCTTGACCGGCAAGATTACGTTTAGGAGTATAACTAACTAAATTTGCTAATTTAACAACACTATCTCTACGTTCAGCAGTATCAATAAAGTTTTCACGTGCATTTAAATCACTACGGAACGCTAAACCCTGTCCCATGAATGCCATAACGTCCATTAAAGCAATAAATTCGCTTGATTCAATGTAATCATTAAATGTTTCTGGATAGTATACACGTATATAATCTATGAAACTTTTACGCAATGTTTCATAATCATATGAACGGAAATCGGCTTCACGGAAGGTTTGATAGATTGCCTTCCAGTCGTTAACGCCGAATAGTGCTGATTGTCGTGAACTTGTAGCCATAGTGGTATTCTCTTTTAAGTATTTATCATAAATGAAAACCCCGGTTTTGGAAGATTATTGAATTACTGCTGTATTGGTACTATTATTAAAGAAAACACTTAAAATTTGTGCGTTATTAAACGGTGCTACTGCTAGTTCAACTTCTATTAAAATACCATTTTCTTGTGGATATGCGCTGACTGTATTGACTATCATTCTTGGATCTTGATTAGCAACTCGTCTGATTTCTGTTTCTAATTTATTTTGTACATCAAATGTATTTGGTTCAAAAACAAAACTCCAAAGAGTTGTACCATATCCCGGATTACCTACTTTTTGACCCTGTTGAATATTCAATGCGTTAATGAAATCTTGTATAACCAATTGTGCATCAACTAATCTGTACTTTTTGCCGGGAATGACTGGTTGTACCATAGAACCTACACCACCTGCAATACCTGCTGGCAAATTAGTAGAGCGGGGCTTATTAGCGTTAATTGTACTGAAACCTACATATGTTGGCATGTTGTTGTCCTATAGTATATTTATGCTACCTTGTTTCGCTCGTTAAGCAGTTCATATCCTTTTTTCTGAAGTGCTAATAACTGTGATCTGTATTGTTGTGTTGTTTCGTATATTGCCCTAACTGATGGATCACCTGCAGGTAAATTATTATTTGCATTTTCATATGTTTCAGCAGATGCATTATATTGTGCTCTAACTGTCTTAGCTTCCTCGTTTAAAGCCTCTAATTTTGCATCAATTTCTTTATACTTTTCTTTTTTTGCATCAATTTTAGATAGTCCGGCTTTATATGTATCTTCACTAGCACCTGCAAAGTTTGGTGCTGGTATTTTTGCATCACCCAATAGACTAGTAACTTGTGAAGTTAACTCACTACGGTCATTTGTATTGATAGCTACAGTTGGTAGTTTGATTTGTACCGCACCACCTGAACTCATTGAACTAATTGCCGCATTTAATTGTGCGGCTGCACCAGTTGGTAGCCCAGCAGATGCCAGTGATGCCAATGATAATTTACCACTCTTTAAATCATCTAGTCCTTTAGTTAATGCTCCGGCTGCTCCTGTAACTGCATTCAATGCACCAGATGATGCTAATGGATTAATTGATGACAAATTAGATAACCCGTTTGTGATTGCAGATGCTTGACCAATTAGTCCTGTTACTGCGCTAACGCCTGGCACACTATTAATTGCACCAATAGCATTATTAACTACAGAAGAAACTACATTGGCACCGCCGGGTAATGCACCTAAACCAGTAGATAGATTTGTTGTTGCACCCAATGTTGTTTTTATTAATCCAGTAGCCGCACCAATTGTAGTATTAACTGCACCGGTAACGGCACCAAGTGCTCCGGTTATTCCACCTGTTACTGCACTTAAAGCACCTGTTATTCCACCTGTTACTGCACCTAAAGCACCTGTTATTCCACCTGTTACTGCACCTAAAGCACCTG